CTCGGCGTAGGGCGACCCTTTGCTCTCTTTCCAGACCCAGGTCAGCAACAGCTTGAGCAGCCGCTCGTCGAGCACGAAGGTGTCGTCGTCGGCGGTGAACTGCGTGTTAGTCAGTCCAGTCGCGGCGATGTTGATGATCTGATTGGACAGGTAGGCAAACGTCGCGGTGGCGCCCGCCGCCAGGATCGGATTGATGTAGATACGGCCCCCGAGCAGGATGTAGGCGCCGCGGCTGTCCCAATAGCCCGACGCCTTGCGGCGCAGCCACTCGTCGTAGCCGTTGATGTACACCAGCGGGATGAAGGTCGAGCGCGAGGTCCAGACGTTGCTGTCGAGCAGCAGCCGCAGGAAGTCATTAGGCAAGGCGAAGCTCTCGGCGACGCCGTCGCCGGTCACGGTCGCGGTCTTGACCAGCGCCGACCAGTCGCGGGTGTCGCGGGCGAGCCGCTGCGCGCATTCGTTGGCGTGGGTCAGTAGCTCCTGCTGCGTGCGCTGGTTATTGATGTTGCCGAACACGGTGGTCACGCGCTCGACGCCGACCACCTGACAAACATCCTGCACAACACTGAGGAGCGACATCGGTCAGGCCGCCTCGGGCTGGTGCGCGGGTATTTCCTTCGCCATGCGCTGCAGTACTTTCAGCGACAGCGACCCGTGCGGTGCGTGGCCGGAATGCGTCGTGATGTAGTCACGCAACTGCTCGATGCTCATGCTCTCGAAGTTGCCGTCCTTCGCCTCGGCCTGCGCCTTGCGCTGGAGCGCGGCGTTGTCCTCCTCGAGCGCCATGTTGCGCGCCCGCAGCGCGTCAAGCTCCGCTTGCGCCTCGATCGCCGGGGCGCCGCGCTTGGCGTTCTCCATATAGGCTTCGGCTTGGTTCTTGTACTCGCGGCCGTACGGCCCGAGGTTCTTCAGCTCCTGGCCGTCGATGTGCGCCAGCGCCTCGACGGTGTAGATGTTGAAGCCGCGCAGCTCGACGCGCTTGGCCTCGGTGAGGAAAGGCACGTAATCCAGCGGCGTGCCGGTGCGGGTCTGGTCGGCATGCGCCTTGAATTGCGCATACTGCCGCGAGAACCGCTCGGCGTAGGTGACCGAGCGTTCCTCGCCGGTGTATGGGTCTCGTATCTTCTCCGTGCAAAGCTCGTGAGCGGGAACGATTTTCACGTCACGCGAGCCGGGCACGCGGATTTCGCAGATTTCGCGGTCGTCGTGAATTGGCCGGCCGGCCGTGACCCCGGCGCGTGTCTGGGACGCCGGGAATGTTACGCTGCTTCGAGGTCGTTACCCGAGGCAGTGCGGTGGCAAGTAACGACCTCTCCGCGGCCGGCTGCGGGCGAAATTATTACTACGCAGCCGGATTGCTGTCATACATTCGCCAGTTATACAGAGGGTTGACCATGGTTAATTCGCCGGCCCAGCCAATAAATTGCGCGATCGCGTCCTTATCGATCGGCATCTGGCCGTCGCCGTCGAACAGCTTGTCGAAGTTTCTGTTCGGGTGATAACGCAGCCGCAGGCTGTCGGTGTTAAGCCCGAAAGTTGTATTTGCCGGGCAGTTCGAGCCGATGCCGCCGTCGAGCACGATCTCTGCCCGCTTGCCGCCGCCGATATATTCCAGCGCCGAGAAGCCGAGCTTGCCCATGCTGGTTTCGTTGGTTTGGCGCTGGATTGCGACGGTGGCGGCGTCATAGGCCGCGTAATGCTCCGGCGACATCAGCAACAAGTCGGCGAAGTCACGTCCGCGGCTTTGTTTGGTCATGATGGCGTTGAGCAGCGGCCGGATCGTGGTCGAGTTGACCTGCGTGCCGATCGCGGCGTTATAGCTGTTGGCGTCGAAGGTCTGCGTTCGCCAAATCGTGGCGGTGGCGCGATCGATGCCGCCGTAGACGCCGGAGGTGTTGACGATCGGCACGGCGGTCGCAAGTCCAGTGATCTGTTTGCCGCCGTTTGCCGTGCCATCCGAATAGATACCGGCGTCCATGGTATCTTCGAGGGCTCTCTCCGCGGCGTCGACGTATGCGTCCAGCACATCGATCAACTGGCCTTCGCCCTGGTTGTTCAGGATTTCCTGCATGCTGAGAACGATCGGCACGACGACGAACTTTGGTGAAAAGAACGCGTCATTGAATAGATCGATCGCCGGGTTAAGTAGCTGATCGTAGCCAGAATACCACTGCGCACTCTGCTTGCCGATTTGCAGCGTCTGCCGGATCAGCGGCCCGTGATAGGTCTGCCACAGGCCTTTACGCCGCAGCACCGCGAGCAGCGCATTATTGTTACTAACCAAGTCCTGGTAGTCTTTCGATCGCTCCTCGAGCGTCATCGAGAGAATCTGCTGATAGGCAGCATTCGTAGTGATATTTGGCATCGTCGTCTTGCTCCAGAATTACAGCGACCCGCTCGCCCGCCGTACGGCGTGGGCGATGATGTCGCGGCGTGAGGGGGGCTGCCCGGCGCGGCGCGGCGTGCGGACATCAAACGTGGCCGGGGCGCCGGCTGGCGAACCGGAAATCGATCGGTCGGGGGCGCGGGTCTGAGCCGCTGGAGCGCGGGTCTGAGCCGCTGGATTAGTACGACCGGGAGGGCGCAGGAGGTTGGCGCGGGCGTAGGCACGATCGAGTTGATGCCCGGCGCGCAATTCCTGCACGACGATATCGCCGAACCCAGGCTCGTCTATCCGCGGGTGGGTGGCGGCGAACCGGTCGACCCCCCTTTTCATCTGACGGTACTGGTTGCGATATTGCTGCCGGGCCTGCATGTGCTGCACAACGCCGGCGAGTTGGGATATCTGCTGCGTTAGCTGATTGATGTGGGAATTATGCGCGCTGGTCAGGTTCTGCGTCTGCATCTGCGCGTGCTGCTCGGGCGTGCGCGAGAGCACGTAGTGCGAAATGTCCGCCAGCGTTATCTGCTGCCCGTCCGCCGTGCGCAGGTTCATGTTGCGAACGAGCACATCCAGCCCGCCGATCGGATCGGCGCGCAGCTTGTTTTCCATGCTGACATAGTTGTTCAGCGCGCGATCGAGCGAAGTACCCTGCGAGCGCGCCAAATCGTAGTACGGCCTGATCGGCTTGAAGGCGTTGTAGACCGCCTGCGCCTGCTGATGAAAGTTGCTAAACTCTTTATGCAACCGATGCACTTCGGCGCGAACGTGAATCGGCGCCGCATGCCAGTTTGCTTTGGCGGCTTGGCTCATGCGCGCGAGCGGCTGGCGGTAGGGATCGCTGGCCGGGAGTTGCTGCCCCTGCGGCGCCTGCTGCCGCGCCGGCTGCTGCGCGCGGTCGGCGCGGGGGGCGAAGTGCCCGTGCTCGCCCCGTGCAGGCGGCGCGAGGTCGGCCGACGGCGGCCGGCGAAGGTCGATGCCGCCGGCCGGCGGCGGCGTCTTTTCTTTGGGTGGCGGCGCCGCCTGGGCGGCGTCGAGCGGCTCGGGCGGGCGGTTGTGGCCGGGCTTGGCCGGCGCTTCGGGGAATGATTTGCCCTCGCGTGACTTGGCGAAGGACTTCTGGATTGCTTCGCGCCGGCTCTCGGCGCGCGCCTGCGGGCTCGGCGGCGCCTGCGAGCCGATCGGTGCCGGCGGGTTTGCCGGGTTCTGGTCGATCACCACCTCGTTCGTGATCCGCGGCGGCGCCTGCGGCGCAGGCGCTTGTGGTGCAGGCGCAGAGGGCGCGGGGGCAGGCGCGATGCCGACATCACTCATTGCGGTGCCTCTTGCATGATGGGCCGGCGCCCGGCGCGGTGCTGCGCGACGACCTTCACGATGGCGTCACGGCGCGCGCGCTTGGTATCTGCGGAAGCAGAGACGCGGCTGGTTTTCAGTCTGGGTTTCTCGGTGCCGACCTCGGTCAATCCGAGGGCGCGGCCGACCGCGCGGAACGCGCTTTTGGACTCGTAGAAATGCCCGTCGACCTGCTCAGTCGCCGGCATTGCGTCGGAAATAACATGCGGGCACGGCAGCGCCGAGCGCGCCGGTGGCGTCACACTATACGGTTTCGCCATGCGCCAGCGATTTGGCGCGACTTCCACCAAGTCCATGTCGACCCCTTGCCGCCTGCCGATCGCCGGACGCTGCCCGCCCGGCGATCGGTTAGTGTTTAATCCTTACCTTTGCTGCGCATGCGCCTTGTTCCGCTCGCGTGCCTCGTCCGCCGCATGCTGATGCTGCCTCTGCGCTTCTGCCTCCGCCCCGACCGAGCCCCGCGGCTGCGGCTGCTCGACATCCGGCGGCTCATTGAGCGATACGACGCCGTCCATGCCGACCGCGCGGTTGATCGAAGTAGCCGGCGCATAAGGCGTCACGCCGCGGTGCCCGGGGTTGCCGGTAATGTCCTCAAGGTCCAGCGTCGACTTATGCGCGGGCCGCTCGCCCGCCTTCACGTCCAGCACGTTGCCCGGCATGTTATGGGGGTCAAGGCCGGGCTGATCGATATTCTCGTAGCCGGCCCGTACCATAGCATCGATTTTGCCGCGGTCGATCCGGGTATTGGCGGCGCCCTGCGCCTTTTCGTTACGTTCGCGCTCGGCCTTGTGCTGGGCGTCCTGCTGCTCGTGGAATTTACGTGCGGCGTCGGCGGCAGAGGACGGCTGCGGCCGGGCCGGCTTTTCACCATGCTCACGCTCACGCTCGTGCTCGGTGTGCTTGGTCGACATGTCTTCGGCTCCTTTACCTTCGCGCTGCCCGCGAGGTAACCAGTACCGCATCGGCAGTGTTCCACGCACGCGCGTTAAGCCGCGAGAAACTCGAACGGCAGCGGCGCCGAGGTCAGCGAGCCGTTGCGCACCTTGACCTCGACAACGACCGGCGAAGCCCACAGTGACGGCTTGACGCCGGTCGAGAGCGTACCGTCGACATTGAACGTAGACGGCTCGTCATGGCCAGCGAAGTGAATGATCGAGCCGGGGAAGAAGTTTGTGCCGTGAACGAACAGCGTGAAGTCGGCATCGCCGATCATGCAGCTGCCCGGCTCCAGAAAATCTAGCGCCGGCTGGATGTCCGGCGGCGTCGGCGTCGGCTCGTTGATCGATTCGACATTACGCTGCGGCAGCGAAACGTCTTCCGGCTCGTTCAGCGACTTGAACGGATTGGTGGGCATCGCGCGCGCGCTCCTTTAAAGTCATGTCCACGTAAAGACCTGCGGTGCGGTCGTGACTACACCACCAGTGACGAC